TCATCTCTTTTCTCCTCTTTCGCGGTGTCGGGCGGCTCATCCGCCTCTCATCCACACCTTAAGTATACGCCAACGGCGTAAGTTTGTCAAGCACTTTTTTGGGTTTGCAAAAAAAATATTCCCAAATCCCTGACACCCACCCACTTGCGTGGTAGTCTGTGACTTGGGGGGCGTGTCAGTCAAGCAATACCCATTGGGCATATTAGTCATAGACGTGGCTGCATCATCTCCCCCCTCCAAATAACCAGAAAATCGCGTCAGGATGGCCAGGAGCGCATTGGCAGGGGCAAGGTTGGCAAGATAAGAGATCGTGCCAAATCACCCAGCAAAACGCCAAATCCAGCCAGCCGCGCAAACGTGTGGGGGACAGATGAGCGGTAGTAACGGTGGCAGACCTCCTAAATATGAGACAGCGGACGCCCTACAGGCCAGGGTGGATGAGTATTTTAATGGCGGGTCTGACATGCGCAAGGTGGTCACTCGTGACGGAGATGTGCTTGAGATCCCTGTTTTGACCATCACTGGCCTCGTGCTTTTTCTTGGCTTCTGTAACCGCGCCAGCTTTTACGACCTCGAGCAAGACCCCAAGTTTTCCAACACAATAAAGGCCGCCCGGTCGCGGATCGAACACGAGTATGAGCGTCTGTTGCAAGGCGGTCTCGGCGCTGGTGCAATCTTTGCCCTTAAGAATTTCGGCTGGCGTGATGACCAGAACCTCAACCTCGGCGGCCAGAGAGATAACCCTTTAACGGTGGTTAGAATTGAGTGATTTTCAAAGGTGGTGATTCTCTTGGCCCCCATAAGTAATGAAAAAATTTTTAAGTTAACGGATAGGCAGAAACAGGCATTTCGTTTGCTTATTGATTCTGTCAGTATATCCATACTCTATGGGGGCGCCTAGCAAAAGGTGGCGGCAAGAGTTTCCTCCTGTGTTTATGGGCGTTTCATTATTGCGCTTACTTAATTTCGCTCTTTGATATTAAATCTTCAGTTAACCCCATGCCGGTTGGATTTCTTGGTCGTAAGCGGTCGGTTGATTTCAAACATACCACGCTCGAGACCTGGAAGAAGACAATACCCGCAGATCGATACGTTATCCGTAAGCAAGATCACGAGATCGTGGTTGATGGCAAGGTGAAGATTAACTTTGGTGGGTTGGACAACACCGAAACGGTCAACAAATTCAACTCCGCAGAGTTGGCCTTTTTTGCTATTGACCAGGCAGAGGAAACGACCAGAGAAGATGTCGGGGTTCTTAGGGGTTCGTTGCGGCTTACTCACAACGGCATCACTCCCCAGTACAAAGAGCTTTACACCGCTAACCCGTCGGACTGCTGGCTCAAAGAGGATTTCATTGACCGCAGTCTCGCCGGGTATCGATACGTCCCGGCCCTGCCGAGCGATAACCCGCATCTGCCGGGAAATTATATCGCGACGCTGGAGGAGGCATTTAAGTATTCTCAACCCCTGCTCCGCGCCTACCGCGACGGTGATTGGTCGGCGATTAAGAGCAGTAACATTTTGTTAAGCACCGAGGATCTCAATAAGCTGCGCGGGCTGAACATCATTTACCCGCACCGCAAGAAGGTCGTCGCTGTTGATCCGGCGACATCGTACGACGAGTGCGTGGTGTACCTGATGGATAATTACAGGATCACGGATCAGATGATATTGATCGGAGAGTTCGACACGATGAAGATTGCCGGGCAGATTGTCGCGTTTGCCAATAAGCACCAGGTCTTTGATATAGGCGGCGACGTGATTGGGTTAGGTGCAGGGATCTTTGACCGCATAGATGAGTTGGGTACGTTTAACATCACCCGTATCAACTCAGCAGAGCGGGCGAAGGGGCAAAATAGATTTGTTAATCGTCGGGCTGAGATTTACTGGAACTTGATGGAAAAGGTTTTGGACAAGAAAGTGCATTACCCAGACGACGAGGAATTGCGGCGGCAGTTGATTAACGTGAGCTATGAGGTGGTGGACAGTTCCGGGAAGATTCTGATTACTGCGAAGGACAAGATCAAAAAGATTTTAGGGCGATCACCTGACAGAGCTGACACGTTCGCTTATGGAGTTTATATCTCAGACAATTCAGGCCCGTGGATCAACCGCAAGCGTGCTGATAGATACGATTTCTCCGACGATAAACTAGAATTTAACCCGGCGTTAGTATGACAACTGTCTGGGTGCTTATATTGATAGCGTTTTCATTAGGCCTGGCGATAGGGTTTCGAGCTGGGATAGAGCAGATCAAAGTTGAATTATACGGATCGCAGTTAACCCACGAAGAAGGTGAAGATTATGGCAAGAGGTCGAAAGAAGAATGATTCCCCGTTAGCGGGAGAGCAGCTGAGAGCCTGCGCCGCCCCGATCCCGGAGTGGCCGTCTACTGTTGTCGCTGAGTCTGTAGTGCCGAAGGTTAAGGATAAGTATTCATGTGGCTGTCCTGTCGTTCAGATCGGTGATGGGCGTATTAAGGCCAAGTGTATTAAGCATGGGTGCGAGTAATGGCTAACACCAAATCCATCCCGGCCATGCGGCCGAAGAAAATTAGCGGGGCGAAACGTGGCAAAAAAGCCAGAAGTTAAAGACTGCTTAAGAAATTTGCGGTACGCCAAGAGGGTTAACAAGAAACTCTTTGACCTTTACCGTGAAGATATTGAGGCGGCTATGGGTAAGCAGTGGGACCCGGACGACGAAGAGAAACTTCGTAATGCCGGGATCGAGCCACTGACCATCAATAAGATCAAGCCGATCATTAAGCTATTGTCCGGGATCGAGCGGCAAAGCCGTAGCGATATTATTGCGTTTCCGGAAGGGCAAGAGGATAGCTTAAAGGCGGAGATCTCAACCCGGCTTATTAAGTCTGTCATGCAGAAGTCCCGCGGGGTCAATAAGCTGTCCGCACAGTTTAAGTCTGGGATCATGGGCGGGGCGTGTTTCCTTGAGCCGTACGTTGACTATTCTTACGACCTGCTTAACGGCGAACTAAAGTTTAAGAAGGTCAGCGCAACAAAGATTCTTTATGACCCGGACACGGAAGAATACGACCTGTCCGATGCCAAGTACGTCATCAAATTAAGCCAACGCCTCACTAAAGACCAACTGCTTGAAATCTTCCCCGACCAAGAGGCGCAGATTAATAAGATCGAGAATAGCCGGTTTATCTTCGACGAGAACGGCCAACTCACTTCATTGGTCCAGTACGACGACTATGAGGACAAAGAGTTTGACCAAGGAGATAAGGACGTTGAGCGCGGGGAGTATGACCTTGCTGAATACTATTACAAGGGCAAGACTAAGCGATACTACGTCGTAAGCCGTCAAGACGGGACTTTGATCGAGGCGGAGAGCCGGGAAGAAGCCGACGCTTACGTGCAGACCGTGCCGATGGCGGAGATCATTGAGAAAGAAATCCCCGAGATTAGACGCAAGGCGTTTGTTGGTGAGACAGAGCTCGACGACGACGTTGCGTCAACGTATCCCAAGTGGAAAGCGTATCCGTTCATCCCTTACTTCGCCGAGTGGAATACCGAGGACGGGATTGATCGTGAGTTATTGGTGCAGGGGTTGGTGAGGTCTTTGCGGTCTTTGCAGTTTGAATATAACAAGCGGCGCACTCAGGAGCTGCGGCACATCAACTCGTCCGTCGGGTCAGGCAACATCATCCCCAAGGGCACGTTGGACAAGAACAATCTCGACAAGCTCCAACAGTACGGCACCACCCCAGGGATTACGATTGAGTACGACCCGGCCAAGGCCGCCGGGACCACGCCTGAGACATGGCGGATTAAGCCCATGCCGCTTAGTCAAGGGCATGCGCAGTTGGCCGCGGAGAATGCCCAGGACATTAAAGAGGCGTCCGGGGTCAACCCTGACCTGCTGGCTAACGACAGCGAGAGCCAGAGCGGGCGGGCTATCTTGCTTAAACAGCGGCAAGGGCTGTTGATGGTGCAGGAGCAGTTGGATAATTACGGCGAGACCAAGAAGATTCTTGGCAAGTTTATTCTCTCTCAGCTGGGCGAGTTGTTCACCGTCGAGACTGCCGCCAAGGTCTTGGGTGAGGGGTGGATAAACAAGCAGGACGCTTTCAAAGAGCCTGTGCTTGACCAGATTGGCCAGCCGCAGTTGGGGCAAGATGGAAAGATTCAGTTGCAGC